ATAAAAAAAGCCATATCAAAAGACCTTGCTACTTTTATTGCAAATTATTTTTTAATGCAAAAACAAGTTTTTGATACTTGTAAAAAAGAAAGATACTTTTCACCTTTTGAAAATATATTAGGTCACTATGAAAGTGAAAATGAACAAATACCAAATACTTATAGTCATTATTCTAATATTGTTATGGAAACATTAATGTTAAAATGTCAACCAGGTATGGAAAAAGCAACAGGATTAAAATTATATCCTGCTTATACTTATGCAAGGATTTACAAAAAAGGTGATGAACTTAAAAGACATAAAGATAGATTTAGTTGTGAAATATCTACCACTATGAATCTTGGTGGTGATGACTGGCCCATATATTTAAGCCCAAATGAAAATGTGGGTGCACCTGATGGTAAGAATATTACAGTAGCTAGTAAAGCAAAAGGAGTTAGAGTAGATCTAAAACCTGGAGATATGTTGGTTTATAGAGGTGTAGAATTAGAACATTGGAGAGAAAAATTTAAAGGCAAAGAATGTGTACAAGTTTTTCTTCATTATAATAATCGTAAAACACCAGGAGCTAAAGAAAATATGTTTGACAAAAGACCTCATCTTGGTCTTCCTTCTTGGTTCAAGAGATGATATAATTCACACGTGTAGGGGGTTCACCACCAATCACCACCCCCTGCACTTATTTTATTATGGGACTAGGAATTGTAGCAATAGCACAGGATGCGATAGCAGCATTAGGAACACCGACAACTTTTGTTCAAGTTACGGGTCAACAAATTAATGCTAATGCAGGAAATATTACACAAATAAATACTGGATCAGTACAACTTACTGGTGTCCAAGCAACAGCGAACACCGGACAAATACAAGTAGACCCTGATATTGAAGTAACTGGTTTAGGTATGACCACTTCAATTGGTCCATTTAGTATAAAAGCAGATGTGGTCACAGAGGTGGTTCAGGGTGAAGTTATATCTGTATCTACAGGCACACTATCAATCACAAGTTCACCAATTGTATCATTAACTGGTATAAACATGAACGTGTCTACAGGCACTGTAGATGCTGTGATTGTGGCAGAAGCTACAACCAATAATATGAACATGAGCACAGGCTCTGTATCATTTGTTATTGATGGCTCTGTTGAATTATCTGGTCAAAATATAACTACAACTTTAGGAGAAGAAGAAGTAATAATTGACGTGACAGTGGAGCCAACAGGCCTAAATACTACAATGGCTATGAATAGTGTAACTGTTAAATTAAATACACCAGTTGATGTAACTGGCTTTAATATGCCATTAAATCTAGGAACTGTTGGATCTATAGCTTGGTCTGAGATCGATACAACAGTATCTAATGTATGGGTTGAGGTTGATATTGCTGCTTAATCAAAATATAATATAATTTATGGCATCTACATTTTCTACAGACTTGAAACTAGAACTAATGGCTACCGGGGAAAACGCTGGTATCTGGGGTACAAAAACAAATACAAATTTACAATTAGCAGAACAAGCGATAGCTGGTTATGAAAGTATAAGTGTGACTACAGCCACAGTAGCTTTGGCAATGTCAGATGGTCAAATTTCACAAGCTAGAAATATGGTTCTTGGCTTTGGTGGCAGTTTAACTGACAACACTAATGTTACAGTGCCAAATAGTATTGAGAAGATTTATATCATTCAAGATAATACTACACATGGATCTAGCACATTAACTTTTAAAACAGCTTCAGGAACAGGTTTTCAAACAGATGCAAACAAAATTCATTTAGCTTTTTCAGACGGAACTAATATGAATGAAATTGCATTAGATACATTAGGAGGTGTAATTAACACTGCATCTATATCTGATAATGCAATCACAACTGCAAAAATTTCAGATAATCAAATCGTAACTGCTAAAATTTCTGACAATCAAATCACTACAGTAAAAGTAAGTGATCTTGCAATAACAACTGCAAAAATAAGTAACAACGCTATAACATCAGATAAATTATTAAGAAAATTTACAATTACAACGAACATAACGCCTGCTGGTGGTGCAGATGGAGACTTATGGTTTGTCTATAGTTAATGAGGATTAAATGGCAGAAACTTATGTCCACAATGGAACTGAATTCAAAAATGCTCAACAAATTTATGGAAATGTTTCTGGAACGTTTCAAGAAGTAAATGCAGCATATGCAAATGTAGGTGGAACATTCAAATTAGTTTTTTCAGCTTTTCAAGCTACATCTTTTGTAACATTATCATCAGGCACCGGAACCTTTACAGTTCCAGCAAATGCTAATGCATTACATGTAAAAGCAGCGGTTGGTGCTGGGGGTGGTGCAGCAGGTGGTGCAGATTATGATAAAGCAGGTGGAGAATCTGCGGGAGCAGGTGGAGGATCAGGAGGTTATGTATCTGATAAGGTTTTTTCATTAAATCCAGGAGACACCTTAACATTTTCAATAGGATCTGGCGGTGCAGCAGGAAATCAAACTGCAAATTTTAAACAACCAAGAACTGCAAGTGCTGGTACAAGCACAACATTATCAAGTGCAACTGTAGGATCATTGTTTGTGCTAACTGGTGGTGGAGGATCATCGGGTACAGGCGGAGCTGTTCAAGGACCATTGAGAACAAATACAGCTGGAACAGCGGGTACAGCAACAGTTTCATCGACTTTGACCTCAGGAAATTTTAGAGATTCTGATGGTCAAACAAAAGCTCTTTCAACTTTAACTGCAGGGCCTACAGGAACATTTAATGATTCAGGAAACGGATCTGCAGGATCTTTATCGGGTTCAGGTAATTGTGGTGGAGACAACTGTAGAATAGATGGATTTTCAGGTGGAGCATCTTATGATTCAAATATTGCAGGCGGTACGGCAGGTAGCTCATCTGGTGCAGGTACAAATGGTGGTCCAGGAACAAGAGGATCAGGAGGTGGTGGAGGTGCTGCTCAAGTAAATGCAGGATCTACAGATGGTGGTGTAGGTGGTGATGGTGAAATAGTTTATAGATTTATAAAGGTATTATAATGGCGTTAACAAATGTAAAAATTATTCCTGGTTTTGATAAAACAGATACACCATCTGGTGCAGAGGGTAAGTGGATAGATGGTGATTTTGTAAGATTTAGATATGGACAGCCTGAAAAAATTGGTGGCTTTACAGCTATTGGTCAAGCAACTTTATCAGGTCCAGCAAGAGCACAGCATTCTTTTACAGATCTTGAGGGAAGAAAATATGCTGCAATAGGTACATCAAAATTATTAGTTATTTATTATGGTGGAGCATTCTATGATATTACACCATTACAATCTGCAATTACTGGGGCTACATTCACATCAACAAATAACAATGCAACCGTAACTGTTAATAAAGCAGCTCATGGTTTAGTTGTTGGAGAATATTTTACTTTTAGTGCTGTTACTCTACCTGGTGGTGGTGCTACTGGATATGCAACAACAGATTTTACAGATAATACTTTTGAAGTAATAACGGCCACCGTAGACACATTTACTGTTACAATGCCCTCTGTTGAATCAGGCACAGGTATGACAGCTGCAGGTGCAGCCACTATTAATCCTTATGAAGACATTGGACCTATTTTACAAACAGCTGGTTATGGTTGGGGTACAGGTTCGTTTGGTGGTCAAGTTTCTGGAGCACAAACCACAACATTAAATGGTCTTTTACAAAACAATTCTGCTGGTACTGGTGGTGTGGGTACAAGTATCACTCTTACATCAGCCACTGGATTTTCTGCTACTGGAGGGACAATTTTAGTTGGAGCTTTAGGAAGTGCAACTGCCGAAATAGTTACTTACACTGGTGTATCATCTAATGATTTGACTGGTATATCTAGAGGTGCACTAGGATCATCTACAGCTGCACACAGTTCAGGTTCGTTAGTTACAGAAATTACTGCATTTATAGGTTGGGGACAACAAACAACTGTATCGTCAGTTATACTAGATCCAGGTAACTGGGCACTGGATAATTTTGGAGATATTTTAACTGCAACTATTAGAAATGGTAAAACATTTACTTGGGATGCAAGTGCTGCTAATCCTTTAGAACAAAGAGCATCTATAATGACAAGTGCTCCAACGAAATCAATTGTAACTGCTGTATCTGACAGAGATAGACACTTTGTGCATTTTGGTACAGAAACTGTTGTAGGAGATCCTAATAAACAAGACCCAATGTTTATAAGATTTAGTGATCAAGAAAATTTTAATCAATATACACCTCTATCAACAAATACTGCAGGAACATTTAGACTGGACACCGGAAACACAATAGTTACAGCTGTATCTGGTAAGGACTATATTTTAATTCTAACAGATCAAGCTGCATATACAATGCAGTTTGTTGGTCCACCTTTTACATTTAGTATTAGACAAGTTGGTACAAACTGTGGATGTATAGGTCAACATGCTGCTGCATACGCAGACGGTAAAGTATATTGGATGGGGCTTGCTGGAGGTTTTTTTGTTTATGATGGTACAGTAAAACTTTTACCTAGTCTTGTTGAGGATTTTGTTTTTCAAACAGATGGAGATAATTTAGGTGTAAACTATGTATCTAATCAAATAGTTTACTCATCACATAACTCTTTGTATAACGAAATTATTTGGTTTTATCCAAAAGGCACACCAGTTGGTAATCCATCTACACAAGTAGATAGATCTGTAGTATATAATTATGTGGAAAATACATGGTCTACTATGTCCTTAGCTAGAACAACATACGCTGACTCTATAACATATGATAATCCACAAGCCACGGAATATGATTTAACAGCCACTCCTACGTTTCCTACAATTAATGGAGTTACAAATACATTTGGGGCTACAACCTATTATGCACATGAAGATGGTTTAAATAAAATAGATTTAAACGGTGCATCTTCTGCTATAACAGCTTTTGTACAATCAGGAGATTTTGATTTACCAATTGATGGTGATGGTGAATTTTTGTTGCACATTAGAAGATTTTTACCAGATTTTAAAAATTTACAAGGCAATGCAGATATAACTATAGGGACTAAAAATTTTCCTACTGCAACTTTAAATACATCTGTATCATTTGTGGTAACCACAACCACAGACAAAGTTGATACAAGGATAAGAGGTAGATTAGCAAATATAAAAATACAATGTGATGCTGTAGATGAAACATGGCGTTTTGGTACATTTAGAGCAGATGTAGAACCAGATGGTAGAAGATAATGGATCCGATAGAATTACAAATACAACAACAAATAGCTGAAACACAACAACAACCAGGCTTCACTAGTTATCAACCATCTTTTATAGAAGATACTATGATACCCATACCTAAACCTGTGGTGCCAGAGGCTAATGTTCCTAATCCAGTAAGTCAAACAGTTGGTGGATTAAAAAATATTATAGATAGTGCTATTAGAGTAGGACGACCATATGTTAACCCAAGACAAACATTTTTAAATTACGCAGCTAATAAAGCTTTTGGGCAACAAGGGGCTGCTCTTTTTAATGTAGGTATGGGTATTTTACCAATTGCTGCACCCATGATAAAGAAAGCTGCTAGTGCAGTTGGACGTGCTCTTAGACCAGACCCACAACAACAAGGTATTGCTGCTTACATAAATCAAGTATATGGAACAACGCCTACCGGACAAATATCAACAGGACCTATGGCAGGTTATAATATACAAAGTGGATTTGGATCACCAGGTGCAATAGATAGTGCAATAAAAAGAATTGGTAAGATCGCATCTTCAAGAAGAAAAAAAGATACTGCTGCAAAAGCACAAAAACAAAGTGCTCTTCAAGATTATGTAAGTAATGTTCAAAAACAAATTACGATTGGAAAAGGTGGTATGGGTGCTGACAGAATTACAGAAAGAGAAAAACAAAAAGATAAACAAAGAAGAGATGCACAGAGAGCTATGAGAAGTAATCAAGCTTATTCTACACCTAGCCCATCTAGATCAAGTGCAAATATACCAGATAGAGGAAGAGGCAATACTGGTGGTGGAGGTGGTGGTAGAAGTTCATCAGGTCGTTCTGGAGGTAGAAGTTCAGGAGGTTACGGTGGTGGTGCTTCAAGAGGAAGAGGCGATAGATTCTAATGGCAAAGATTACAACTTATATACCAGAACCAAAACCAAAATATGAAGCAGAAAACCAAAGACAAATTATTCAATCTCTTGATACAGTTAAAACACAACTCAATACTTCATATCAAGAAGATTTAAAAAATGAACAACAAGCTTTTAACTTTTTTATGCAATGACCATACAATATAAAAATCAGGGATTCACATTAGACACTACATCAGTAAAAACAGTTTTTACAAGTCCAACAAGTGGTGTTTGTATTGTAAAAGAAATATCACTTGCAAATGATCATACTGGTGATGTTGAAGTCAAAGGTGCTTTAGTAGATTCATCTGCTGGTGCATCATTTCAATTTTTTATTAAAACACTAACAACTGATACATCAGAAAATGCAGTATCAAATGTTCTTAATTTAGAAGCTGGAGATGGTGTGTCTTTTAGT